AGTACCACTAGTCATTTCTACTGGTTTGTTTCCTGTTTGGTAACCATCTGAACCAACGCCAAGTTCTTTTTCGACTTTAACGTCTTCATTCATGAAAGTTGATCCTCTTTGCCAATCTTTGCTCATAATTTTCTCCTTATATATTAATTATACTAATTTTTCTTAAAATTTCTACCAAAATCGTTTCTTTTACTCTGGTCTGCCATTGTTTGTTTGGCAATTGAAACTCCTGCACGCATTTCAGCTAGTTCTTCGTTCTGTTCTAGCTTTTCATCGTGTTGTTGGTCGTTCATCATAGCTCTCATTGTGTCTAAATCAAGTCTTGATTCTCTATTTGTAGCTTGTTCTTGATCTGCTTTAGCTTTTATGTCTAATTCTCTTGATTTTAATTTAAGTAATGGATCACCACCTACTTCAGAGCTAATTTTGTCTTCTTCTTTAGCATAGTCCATTGTCATTTCTGCAATTAGAATTGCTTTTCTAGATTCCATCATAGAAGTTAGTTGTTGAATTCTTTGTTGAGCCTGCATTGCCTGTGGATTCTGTTGCATTGCTTGTGGGTTTTGCATCATAGGTGCCATTTGTTGTTGTAGCATTTGCAGTTCTTTTATTTCTTCAATAAATTCTATTTGAACTTGCTCTTGTGCCATTAAACTAATGTGTTCTAGAATATTTTTTTGTAAAGCCATCATTGCCATTGGATTATTTTGTACCATAGAGATAGACATGAAACTTAAGTGAGCATCGATGTGTGCTTTATGATCTTGACCTGGATAAGCTTGAAAAGGTTTTCCACTAATTGCTAAAATATGTTCTAAACTTGGATCCATTGGAACCGGTTGTTGTGGTGGTGGTAAAATAGCATTTACATTTTTAACACCAATTGCATCATACATAGATCTATACGCTTGATACAAGTTATGAATTTTAGGATTCGATTGTGCTAATTGTAATTGAGTTTGCGCCATAGAAATTCTTTGTGTTTGAGAAAAAATATTAGGATCAGCAACCGGTAAGATATCTACATTGTCATCAAAGTCTGCTACCTTAACATTTCTTGATGCACCTGGTACATCATAAGGATATTCCGGTGGTAAATAACTTTTAAATACTTCTGCTAATAATCTAAATTCATTTTTAAGTCCTACGTATAATCTTTTATGAATAGCTGACATTACCCGCGATCCACGTTCCAATAACGCGACCGTTGTACCAACTGCTGCGGCTTGGTTCATGTCACCCACTTGTGAATCTGCGATGCTCGCGAATCGCTGTGCACCTTGAACTACGACACCCATTAATTGAAGTAAAGTTTGATCTGGTCCTTTAAATGGTAATTGCATAAATTGATCTTTAATATTTCCACCTGGTACATCAACGTCTCTGAATTCTCCAGGTTGTAATGGTTGTGCATCATCTCTCATTCTAACACCCCTAGTTTTAAAACCAGCAGGTAAGTTAGCTAAAGTTCCAGCATCTAATAATTGTCTTAAAGCAACTGTTGCAGTTCTACTTAATCCACCAATCATATGAATTAAACCTAAACCATAAAAACCTAAACCTGGTAAAAATTTAAAATGCACAAAGTAATCTTTTTTCTTTTTCAAAGGATCTTCTGGTGCATAGTTTCTTCTTATAGATAAAACTTTTTCATTCGCTTCATCAATTGTTATTATATAAGGTAATTTAATTCCAGTGGGCTCACCATCTTCAGGATTAACATCTTCGTGTCCTTCCAAGTCTACATCAACATGCATTTCTAAAACAGTATAAACATCTTCGGTTCCGTTTGCAGTCACGCCTTCTAGTTCTAATTCTTTTTGTTTTAATTTATCTTCTTGTACCGGCGGATCTCCCAAATCAATGTCTCTATAAAAGCCATTGATTTGTTGTTTTCGTAAATCATTTGGTGACATACGAATAACATGGATTACAGCTTCCGCATCTTCTAATGAGGTAGCAGAGTACGGCACGACTAAATCTTCAGCCGGGATAAATTTACTTACTGCTCTTCCAAGCAAATCATCATAGTAAACTTTTTTAAAAGTAGATCCTGATAAAGGTAAGTAAAATAACATTTGATCAAACTCTGGTTCATACTCTTTCATCTGATCCATAATTTGATAATTCATAAAATCTTTAACACGTTTAGATTGCTCTTCTTTAGCAACATTAGCATCACCCATAATTTGAGTTCTAACGGGTCCATCTGCTGGTAATAATTCTTTATAAGCTTGTGCTTGAAATTGTGTAACGGCTTCTGCAAGAACCGGGTGAGTAACTGAACTTGCTCCTCTAAAAGGTTCTGTTCTAGTTACATATTTAAATCCTAAAAGATTTAAACCTTCTCTATAACTGTCTGCCCATTCTTGTCTTGATTGTTTATAATTAGTATATTTTTCCATTAGTTCAGATGCTAATGGATCTAAAACATTGTCTTCTAAAAAATCTGCTAGGTTAGCGTCGTGGTCTTCTCCACCTTCTGGATTAACTTCACCAGGATCAAAATTAATTGTTGCTCCACCTTCTTCATCCATTTGAATTTCAGTTTGTCCATCTGAAGATATTTCTTCTACAGCTTCTTCTTTAGCTTGAACTATTTCCTCTTCACCAGGAATTTCTATTTCCGTCATTGTATTGGGTAATGATTTATCTATTGTAGCCATAAGCTATTCTATACCTTCTCTGTTATTGATTCAACACCTTCTTCAATCGTAGTACTATCAGGTGTTTCTTTAACTGTCAAACTGTCGATTACTTCGTTAAGCATATCAGGATTATAAGTAGTTTCATATTCAGTGTCCGCGGCAAACTGTAATATATCGGCTTGCGTTGCTATCGGATCGTCGGGTGAAAATTCTGCGTTAGGATAAGGCAGAATAACTAGTCTACCTATAGTTGGATTAAATTCTATGGTTTTCATTATTGTCTTTTAAAGTCTACATCTACTTTATTATAGTCTACCATTAAATATCCATTGTCATGTTTAACTGAAGCCCATGGAACTTCTTGAGCCATAACTCCTTGGTAAACTGTTGAATCATTTAAGTACGTAAAGTTGTAGATGTTAATATCAGATGGAGATTTTCCAACTAACTCAATATTATCTTTTAATCTTATATCACTGAAACCTAGGTCAGAACTTCTATTGTCTTCGGATCTTTTGCTACTACCACCATAACCACCATCTCTAGAATTATCTCTATCTGATCTATAACTTCCTCCGCCTATATTTCCAGGGTTATAACTTTGTCTTGATCTATCTGCAGCTGCTTGTCTCGCATTTAATACTGCTTGTCTTTCAGCTGCTTTAATATCTTCTTGTGCTTTTTTCTCTGCAGCTACTCTAGTAATTCCAATTTTTTCAGCTTTCTTTTTATTTCTGTTAAAGTAATCTGCTAGAGTTCTAAAAGATGCAAACGAACCTGGTTTAGCTCTGTCAAATCTTGTAGTACCAAAAGTATCACTATCTTCATTACTATCATAAAAGTCATTTAAATTAGTTGTGTTTAATTTGCTGTAGTCAATTTTTCCTGTTGGATCATAAGTTTGATAACTTGGGGCATTGGGATCTCTATTAAATATATTTCTTACTAGATTCATAGGAGTAGGAATTTTACCCATGAATTCCATTATTCCTGTCATTGGTCCTGTAGGTTTTTTTTGATAACCAAACATATTAGTGTCTTTGTTTAAGAAATTTTTTAAAGGATTCTTTCGATTTTCTGCAAGAATAGATTCACCTTTTTGTTTAGTGTAAATTCCATCGTCATTATAAAAATCTGTGTTTTCAAAAAAAGCATCTCTTTCTAAATTTTGTAATCTGTTTGGAAAATTTTCTGGGTTTCTAATCATGTCTGGATAATCCGCAGACGGTTGAGTATAGCCTGACATAATACCTGAAGGTATTTGTCCTCTGTTTCTATCAGTAATTTCTAAATCTTGTTTTCCCATTCTTGCTTCATCAAATTTTGAAAAGTCTCTGTCATAAGGCATTGTTGCTTCACCTGCAACACCCCTCATGTTTGGTTTTTCATATCCAGTACTTCCTAAAGCTGCAGCTATTGCAGCAGAGCTTGGTAAAGATTGTGATGTTGGGAAGTCTTGTTGAACCCCGTATCTAGAACTTGGATCATCACCATCAATTAAAGATCCTTCCATTGTTCTAACACCCCTGTTTGTAATACTTGGTGCTGAATCTATAATACCTGATTGATCTACTCCTGCAGGCATTTCTTTTAACTTAACACCCCCAACTGATCTGACTGGTCTATACATTGGTGGTGAAAAACTTTCTGAAAAATCTTCTACTGTAATACTTTCATCTTCATCATAACCTAAAGGTTGAAAATCTCCACCACCACCTGCAAAATTCATTCTTGGTTGCATCATTGAACCAACTCCACCACCATAAGCATAACCCATAGATTCAGAATCCATTGGCATAAATTGATCTCTAACTTGATGGTAAGTTTTATCGCCAGCCATTCCGCCGTCCGCAAAACTCATTTCTAATTCATCTAAAGTTTCTTCTGCATTTTCTTTTTGTTTTTTTAATTCTTTTTCTGCCATATATCTTCGCAGCATAGTAATAGGAGATAGAGTTGGTCCTTCAGAAAGTCCCAAGATTCCTTCTGATAAAGGAGTGTCTCTTTCAAAAATATCTTCTACAGTGTAAACTTCTTCGTCCATTAATAGTAAGTCCTGTTGTGTGGTATTGAAACTTCGTCTCGTTCATCTTCAGGGTGACCAATAAAACCACCTTGTCGAAATCGCATTACCGCTTGTGTCATACTATCCACGAGATCATCATGATCTCCATAAGGAAAGGATGCACATTCTTCAATTACTTCTTCTGCGAACTTTTCATCCGGCGCCCAAATTTGACCACTCTCAAAGAGAGGAGCCACAGCGTTAACCCTAGCATGTTTATCATTACCTTTGCTAGGAGTGTAGTTTATAACAGGAATCCCCATTTTACGCAACTCATAAGTTAGAGGTAATCCTGAAGCTTTAGCTTCTACAACCACCGTTTCTGGTTTCCAGTAATCATACTGTTCTTTGGCCTTCTTCCGTAGTTCTGGAAATTCTAATCGTTCTTTGACTGCATCAAGCAAAATTAAATTAGGAGCACTATCAATAGATTCATGGAATACTCCCCAAGTTGTAATAGCAGAATAGTCAGCTGATTCTTTTTTAAGAAAGGCAGTATCATAAGATTGGATGACATGCTCTAATTTTGGAATATAATCTCTATCCCAAACCCTCCACCATTCTCTTTTAATTAAACTACCTTCTTCAGACGTTGGGTTTTGCATCCACTGCGCGTTCCACTTACCAAGTGACAAGGATGCTTTAACTCCTTCTAATTCTTCTAGCTTCCAATACTCTGGCCAGACTGGTTCGTTATTAGGTAAGATTGCAGGAAATT